GCTTTCCGTTCCGACTGCGACTCGGTCGCAGGTATGGTCAAGTCATTTGCCCATCATTGTCGCTGCATCGCTTTCGGTGCAGATCCAGATCTTTCAATTCTGGGAACCGTGCTTCCACGGTTTGCAAGGAATCACTTCCTTCGTAAGTCTGACCGAGTTCAGACTTTCTTCCAGCTCAGCTACCTCGGCCGAGCTCTCCCCATGGGCTCTGTATCCGGAGCCCGAAAGACCGTTAGGTCTTTTTTCAACAACACCCTTGTTGATCACCCCTCGGAGTCCTCCGAGGGTCATCAAGTTGTACTTGATGTTCTCCAAACTCAACCCCTGATTGTTGAGTTTATTGGATCTAGCGATCCGAAGTTGACCAAGCTCAACTTCCACTCTCCCGGCTCTGTAGCCGGCCGCACTCGTGCCGAGGGCGGTTTTGAGTCGTCACTTCGTGACGTTCTTCGCGCTTCCGCGAAGCCCTCCTGTGTCCAAGAGGCCAAGGACATTTACCAGTCCTTAAAGTCTAATGTTCCATTAGATTTTAAACGTTTTACAGCGTTTCGTCCTGGTCTGCCTTTCGCAGATCGCACTGGGACCTCCAGTGCACGTAAGAGAGACTATTCCAGTCTCTCTTTCCCACCTCACCAGGTTGGTAGAGTCCTCACGGTCCCTGAATACGGTTGGAAGAACCGTATTGTTCAATGTCTCGACATTGAGGATGTCTTTTATGGACATCTCCACCGACAACGTCTGTGGCCTCTCCTTACGAGAGTAAGACAGATCCGGTCTGGACTGTCTCCTGATGATGAAATTCCTTTCATCAATCGCGGTCAACCCGTGATGTTCAGTAACCGCCGTTACTGCTGGTCCATGGACCTTTCCAACGCGACTGACCTAATGTCGCGTGACACCTTAAAATGGTGTTGTGAGTATCTATCGATACCCTATTCATCGGTTTTTGTCGATGAGCTTTCCTTCAAAGGGAAAGTGTACCCTATTAACAGGGGTACTTCCATGGGTGCTCCTTGCTCATGGATTGTACTGTCCTTAGTACACTACTCGATTTGTTATCGAGTTTGTCGCCTTGGTGGCGACTTCTCTATCAGAGGAGACGATCTGATAGCGTATTGGACGGAAGCCCAATTTAAGCTTTATGTCAAGCTTATGTCTGATGTTGGTTTTTCAATCAACATGAAGAAGTCCTTTAGGAGTTCTTACTTGTTCACCTTTTGTGAACGTCTCTACACCTTACATTTCGATGGTGTAGTTCGCGTCCGCAAGGACGTAATCTCCCTTCGGAGATTCTCACGACTCCCATCGGATCGTGACAAGGAAGGAAAATTCCTTAAAGCGGGAAACCACTTTATGTTCCCCTCTATCGAGGGAATCCTGGACGCATCTCTGCGTCCTCAGGTCCGGAAGGATCTGATACGGTTCGTAAAGATCCGTCTGCCCATCAAGGGTAGGGACTTCGACTTCCTGTCGAGGATCCCCCGAGAGCTCGGGGGTTTTGGTCTTTCAATAGACCTTTCAGGTGATGTCACACCACCTATGCTACACCTTTATCACTGGTGTCTCCTCGGTAAGAGGAAGGCTTTTACAGCCTTTCTGTCGTGTCCGACAGTTGATTCCTTAATCAGGAATAACGCCTTATCGGCGTTCGAAAGACGCTATACTCGCGTCTCTCTCTCCCCCACCGGAGAGCCCTCAGCTGCCTGTCAGCACTTCTTATCTAAGTTTTCTAATAGCTTAGATCTCTTGCTCTTTATGGGCAAGGACGACTCTGATGATGTCGTTTCCTCACGGTCTCTTCACGTGAGGTTTACGTCTTTCTTGAAGACGG